CGGTGGCCTTCAAATGTTCACGCCATTGAGAACGGCCCATGATCATCTTGCCATCAGGCGACCGAAAAGGCTCAATGTCGCCAAACACCATCATGCGGTCGGCGGGCGACCCTTTGCTTTTCTCGTAAGGCTCCGAGCCGTCAGACGGGAAAACCCATGTTTCTTTCATAGCATTTCCAGTAGTTGTGTGATTTCTTCTTCATCACGCCGCAATCTTATCCTAAATTCAAGCTGCCTTACTTTTTCCATCATGGCAGCATAGTCAATTGGGTCACGGGCAGCAATCTCTATAGCTTGAGTCGGTGCGCTGGTCAGTTCTTCGCGCTCGGCTGGCGGCAAGCCAAACAAAGCCTCGCGCAGCTTTAGCTTGCGTTGATCTTCAGCCCGCCGGTCAGCGTCCCATTGCTGGTCGCGCTTTTTCTCATCAAATCCAAAATGCCCGCCTAATGGGATTTCTGCTGGCGGCGCAGGCGCAGCTTGATATGCGGCGTTAAATGGAAGCGCGGCAAAGGCTGAAAAGCCAAACATCAATCACCCCATTTGGCAACGGGAGTGACCCAAGTCGGTGCGCTTGTCGCATTGCTTTGTAAAACTTGACCGGCAGTTCCAACTTGCCCATTAAACGCCACCGATCCATTGGTGTTTATGGTCATTGCGTCTGTCGTGTTGACAGCGCCATAAATGATAAAACTGATTTTTTGATTGTCCCAACTACCCATGACCAACGGGCCACCATACGATTCCACAAAACTTGCCAACGGGGTTGAAAAGCCGTTGTTGGGATAGCCTGCCGCTGAATAGCTATAGTTTGCGTTGTTTATTCCCAATTCAGCATATGCCGTGTGACCGCCATCGTTGACCGCATAACTTGCATACGATGTGTTGGCGCTGCTTGTGTTTTGTAGGCTGGTGTACAAATAAAGCGGCTCACTTGCAGTAAATCCTGCAATCACGCCGGAATCGGTGTGTGATGTTGCATCTCCTACATTCAAAGAACCGACATTGGTCACGCCTGATGTATAGGGTATCAAAACACGGTTATTTGCGTCTTGATTTACTGATTTTTCTGCGGGATAAGACACAAAAACATCTTTTGTGCCTGCCGCAAATGCAATTTTGCTGCCGGTGCTAGACGAAATCACCGTGTCGCGGGTCAATGTGCCTGCTGAATACGTCCCGATGCCAACTTCCCATTGGGAATCCAATGTGATGGTGTAGTAGGTGGTATTCCCATTGCCTATCGCGCTGAATGACTGAAATCCGGTGACCGAGCCATCCAGCGTGAATGTGCCCGATCCCGTTGTCGTGGATGTCTGTCTGACCCGATCCGCGAGGACAAGGCTCATTGGACGGCCTCCACGCCGACCACCATTCCATCAGGGCCGCGAATGACGCGCTTAGGTGCGTTCAGCTTCTGCATGGCAGCGCCAATGTTTTGCATGGATTCCCCGTGCAAATTTGCCATGTTGTCGTGCAAAGCGGTGATTTTGTCCATTGCCTGGACGATTGTGCCGCCCAATTCGTTGGTTATTTGTGCAGCCGCTGCCTCAACGACCGGTAGGTCGACTCCAGGGTTGCTACCAATGCGTGCCACCATGATTTTGGTCGCTGCATCCAATTCGGCTTTCCATCGTTCATATTCTTCCTTACCGGCCATTTCACGGGCCTTTATCTGCAATTCGTTATTTTGCTTGGCAGTCTCAAAATCAGCCCGCATCTGCGCCAATTGCATTTCGGCTTGCATTTTGGCTTGCTGAATCTGCATTTCAAGCTGTGCCTTGCCTTGCTCAATCTGCGCTTGCGCTTGCAATTTCATTTGCTCAGTCTGCGCTTGCGCTTGCATCTTCATCTGTTCTGCCTGCTGATCCGCTTGCAATTGCAGCATCTCAGGTGATGGGCCAGGCTGCTGCTGTTTAGCCATTGCCGCCTTTTCTTCCAAGGATTTCATGGCGCGTTCAACTGCGCTTTCCAACCCGCGACCGGCGCGGAACCGGCGCACCAAGAACAGCAGCATCTCGGATGCCATCGGCAAGGTTTCGGGCGCTTGGCTGATCATGGGGATTGCCTCACGCAAGAACAGCCCAATGGCTTGAATGGCCTCTTGTGCGCCTTGTTTCTCTGCTTGTTCGTCAATCTGCGCCAAGCTGTCGGCCTCAACCGCAATGTGGAAATCGCGGATGGTGCTGTTGGACAGCATTTGTACGGCGGCTTGCAGCAATTGCGGGTTTTGCCCATCGGGTGTGTCCATCACGCCGGACATTTGCACAATCAACTCAGGCGGGTAAAACTTGCAAATGACTTGCGCTTTTAGCTTGAAGATGTCGGATGCAAACCGCGCCACATCGCCTTGGCTGCTACGCATCCGCAAGCTGCCAAAGTTCGCCTTTAGCTGCTGTGCGCCAAGGGTTTCTTGGGCTTTGGATGCGCCGCGCAAGATGTCCGAAATGCCCATGATTTCGTAGATGGCCTGCTTGACTTGTTCCCGTGCGGCATACAGTTCCCGCAAAGTGACAATGATGGTCGATGTGTCCATCATGTCGATAGCGCCCTTCAAGCCGCCCTTTTCGCTCATAGCCGCCCATGCGGTCACAGGGAACAGCTTGTTGTCCACGCCTTCGGTGAACAGACGGCCCAATTCCTTGAATTCGGCATTGAAAACACCGACCGCTTTACAGGCTTTGGTTAACAAGTAGATGCGCTGGGTCAGGTTGTCCAGTTCCTGCGCTTGGTCTTCGTACTCAGCATAGTCCGGCACGGGGATCATTGTCCCTGTGGTGGTGGTCGCCATCAATGGGCGCGGGCATGGAAAGAATTCTTCCAGTTCCAGCGGGTCATCGCGCTCATCTAGCGCCTGTGGATAACCTTTAGCAATCCAGCAAACCTTGCCGGTGCGCTTGTTCCAAATCTCAAACACCTTGGCTTTTTTGTCATAGGTGTTTTTAGCGGTCATTGGATTTTTGGCATCCATGTCCGTGTTGCTGCTGTCTAAGCCCACGTTTGCAAAGACCTCGCCAAAACGCTCAATGCCTTCGTCTTTGGTCATGTAGACGGCGCGGGAAACCCACCACACTTCGTCCCATGTACGGGCTGGGCTATGCAAGAAATCTGTCCAGTAAACGTAATCAATGGGGCTGTGCGCCGCATCAATGCGCTCTGTTGGCTCTTCTTGCGTGTTGTAAATCTGCGCTTCGCCTGGCTCTTCTACTTCTACAGCGCCTTCGCTTACTTCGGGCTGTTCATTGACAATTACCGGCTCATAACGAATCCACGCCGTACCGCGACCAGGCAGCAATCGGTCTTCCACCGCGCCGCGCATGGCTTGGTCAAAGTCGCCAAATTGGAGGGTTTCATATTCCATGACTCGTTCCAGCATCGTGGATGCCAGCCGACCAACAGGGTCTTGATCCATGTAACGGCGGGAAACTTCGGGCTTGGCTTGCCTGCCATACAGCGCAGGGAACAGCACTTGGATGTTTGACCACAGGATGTTGTAGCGCACACGGGGCATTTCTACCGCATCACGCTCATCCCGATAGCGTTTGATGATCTTATGACCGCGCTTTTCCCACTTTTCAAAGACCTTTTGCGCGGCCTCTATTTGGTCGTGCCAATACGGGCCAGGATCATCGCCCTCATATGCACCCATTTCTTGATAAGCCATTAGCTACCCGCAGCAAAGAAGAATGTTACGTCCAAAGTGCCGCCAACCGTGGCATAAAGACTTACGCCCACGTTGGCAGGAAATCGGTGAAACCCTATGGCGGGTGTAATCGTGCCCGACATCACTTCGCCGCTTGCGCCGCCATTGCGTAGCACCAAAGTGCCCATGGTTGTGCTGTTGACGTAAAAGCCAATCAATTGGCAAGGGCCGGTGCTGACTGCGCCGGTTGCTGTGATGTTCTTGTACCCACCGACTTCTGCTACTGGCTGGCTCATATACGTTCTCCACGATGATATTGAGTGTCATATTCCCACAACTCATCCAATGTGATGGTTTGCAGGGTCTTGCCCTTGGGCGGCGTTTGATCT